CGTTGGTGTCCGCGGTGTTGCCGTACTGCGTTCCAGCGCGGCTCGGGCCTCTGTAGAGCGGAACGAGTGCGGCTAACAGGCCGTCGCCGGCCATCAACGACAAACGGTAGAACCGATCCCGCAGCCCAGCCGAGTCGATACTGCGGCAGAACGTCGTAACGGCCGCCATGGTTGACGCCGACACGGTGCCACCATTGGCGATGACGGCAGATCGCCACGCCAACGCCTCGGGGTGGCCGCTAGTCTTGGGTCGCAACAGCGCACCGCTCATGCCCATGGCGTCAGTTCCTCGTCGGGTCAGGCTTGCCGTCGTTCGCCAACCGCGGTCAGCCCTTGGCCATGACGGTCATGGCGCAGGTGGTAGCACCGACCACAACGGGCACCACATGACTCACAGAAAACAAAGCGTCCGGCACCGGATGAATGCCGACCGTCAGGGCCGTGGTTACCGCCGCGCCGTCCGCATACACTCGCTGGGGGGCGACCCGTGGGTCAACGGTCCCGAACCAGTTGATCTGCGTGGCCCCATTGGTGTTGGCGATCATCACGCACGCCCCACCAAAGACTCCGAACGGAAACATCCCAGAGGTGGTCGCAGCCGAGCTGTTGGCCGTGACCACGGTCCCTGGTGAAAAGTGCCTCGCAATCTCGTTCATACCCCTCTCCCCTTTGCCCGGTAGGCGTGTTTCTCAATGATCTTGGCCCGCAGCTCCTTGGCGTTGGCTGTGGGGTTCTTCCGCTTCTGTTTGTGAACCTCATCCTGAACGATGGATTCCGCTAACAGTTTGCGTTGCGGCGGCGCCGGGCCGGGGTCGTAGTTCACGCTCCCGGCGACGGCCATGCGGCGAGCCTTGGCGACCTTCAGCACATCGTCGTTGCCGCTCACCCAGGCCGCCGGATCCCGCCAGCCGCGACCGTCAGCGATCCCGGAGCAGTAGTACTTTCCGGTCGGGTTGATCCCAGCCCGCTTGGCCTCGCGAATCATGTACTGGGCCTGACGCTTCGGCAGCGTGTCGAACTGCTCGTTGTTCTGCCGGCCTTCCAGGAACGCCCGGTCAGACCCTCTGGTGCCGGGGGGGCATTGCAGGGCGCACATCTCCGCCCATCGCTCGCCGTAGGGCAGGGCAGCCTTATAGGTAGTGACAGCGTCAGGGCCAAGCGACAGAACGGAGTCAGGAATGCTCATACAGGTCTATTGGGCCGGAGGGCCTTCGGGGGGTGCGGGAGGTCCTTCTAGCCCCGGCGGCGGGCCGGGGGGCGGAGGAGGGACGAGGAACTCCGAAACGTCCATCTGGTTGACCCGGCCCCACGTTGACAGGAGGGCGTTGAAGATCTCGGGCTTGCCGGCCTGCAACATCCCCTGCGACACCGGAGCCAGGATCTGCATCAGGTTGTTCAGGTTCTCGGTCTTGGTGGCGATGTTCGGCTTGCGTGCCGAGCCGGCCTCCACCCGATACGAGTACTCCCGGACGATGTTGTCTGGGAGTTCGTTTTGGACATGCATGCCCCACGCCTGGGCTGCCATCGGCCCAAGGAGAGGCTCCACATCCTGCGGGGAGATCAGCCACCGCGCCATCAGGGCCTCCTTGCGGGCGACCTCAGACAGCCGGTCTTCCAGCGTGTTGGCGTAATCGTCGGGCCTGACCGAGATTTGCTCGCTCTTCACGGCGGCTTCTGCCGCACTTCTGAAGGAGCTTCTGGTCATACCATAAATAAGCTCGGTCAAGCCCACCCGGCGGTCGAACATCTCCGTGACAGCCTGGACGATGTTGTACATGTCTTGGGTGACGCCGGGCATCTGGAACACCGAGATGACATCGTTCACCGAGCGGCCCACAGCCTCGGAGATTTCTACGATGTTGAAGCCGCCTTCGCTCTTCTCCAGGATCTTCGATTTGATGTCCGGGTCCGCGGCCTTCGCCACGCCGATGAGCGTCTGCGAGGAGGTGGCAATGCGGGTCGCCAGGAACGACATCGCCCAGTTGATGAACCGCAGCTCACCGATGCCGGGCTTGATCAGACTGATCGGCCAGGAGTAGCCGGGCTGGCGATGCCAATCCAAGAGCGTGAACGGCCACCCGTTCGGCTCTGCCCAGAAGGGGATCGGCCACTGGCAAGACATGAACAGCGTCTGCGGGACGCCCGTCTCGTCCACCTCCTCTTGGAGCATGGCCGGCGGAGCGTTCAGGGGGAAGTCGATTCCCTCCGCGACGACGATGTAGCAGTTGGGCCCCAAGGCGTCGAACTTGCCTCGCAGGTCACGGTCGGCGTCCTTCAGCCGGTCGCCAAACCCAGTCTTGCTGTAGACCTCCCAGTAGCAGATCAGGTCGTTGGTCTTGCCAGTCTTCTTCTTGTGTTCGTAGCCCCGGCTGCCCTGCTCGGCCCGGGTGGAGTAGGACTCAATGTGCCCCTTCAGCTCCGAGCGATCCAGGCCGAACTTGGCCGCAACGTCGTCGATGGGCTGCACTCGCCTCCGGGCCGCCCAGCGAATGTCGTCGAACTCGTCCGCGTCCGGGTCCCACACCAAGTTGTCGATGGAGTCATAGAACGACCCAGCCAACTTCACGGCAGATCCGGGCGGCTGGTACAGCTCATGCCACCACACCCCAGCACCCTTAATGAACGCCTCGTCCACCACCTTGCGAGTGTGCCGCTTCAGGTCCAGTTCGTTCGGGGTGTAGTTCAGGTAGTCTTCCAGGAGTTTGGCGATCAACTTGCGCCGCTCGTACATGAACCCCTGCTGCTGGACGGCCTGCTGGTAGGCCATCATCATCATGTCTGGCATCATCACCATCTGGCCGTCCGGCCCCATGACCGGCTGGCCATCTGGCCCCATCTGCGGAACCGGCGGCTGGGGTTGAATCCCCAGCATCGCCGGGCCGATCAGCGGATAGTCCTTGGGGGAGACAGTCCGCTGGGGGTTGCGGTGATGGATGACAGACCCAAAGAGAGTGACCGCCTCAAAGACGCGGTTCACCACCATCCGGTACGGAGGCGCCGAAATGCCCTTGTTGTAGCCCCGCTCGCCCCGGGAATGCTCGTTGCCCCACATGGCGTTGGGGTCCGACGAGTAGAAGCCCATGGCTTCCTTGGCGTCGTCGGTGAAGGCTTTCTTGTGGGCTTCAGCCTGCTTAATGCACTCCAGCCAGCGCTTGGCTATCGGGCGCAGGGGATTGTCGTCGGGCATGGCGTCTCCTACTGACTAATGCCCCTACTTGCGACTTTTGGGGTCCAGGGCCTCCAGCTTCTTCTCCAGGAGGGAAACACGCTCGGAAAGCAGGGTAAACTTGGGGTCCCTGGGCCGATGCTCCCAGAACCCGTACCGCTTCCATTCCGGGAACTCGTTGACGCCCTCGTCCGAGATATGGTGGACAGACGGCCGGATAATCACCCCCGACTCCCCCGACATGGCGTACAGGGTCAGGGTGCGGGCCGCCGCCTTGCAGACAATCGCCGGCACGTGCGGGGCGCCTTCATGGACCTGGAACAGGACGATCTCGCCAACTTCCGCCTGCGGCATTTCGTAGTTGCTCATCGACTGATACTCCCATTGGGGGCTAGGAACACACACGGATCTTCGGACTTGCGCTCACGGGCCAGCCGGGCGGCCCGCCACTTCACCCACCATGGTTCGGGGCCGACCTGAGACGGCGGCCGGTGGTATCGCGGCTCGTAGGCACAGAGGTATTCGGCTGTCTGGCAGGCATGGACCTCGCCCCGCGTCTGCGGCTCGTCGGTCACGTACACCTGCCCGTTGACTGTACTCGTCTTCTTCCGGTATCGCTTCAGCTCCCGGACGAGGTTGGGGCAGCCGCCCTCCAGGATTTTGAACTTGGTCGTCCCGTCGCCACGGATGTGCATCATCTGCCTGACCATGGCAGTGCGAGACGGGATGTCGTCCGAGCCGGGCAGGAACTGATGGCCCGTCAGGGCGAATTTGACGTTCCGCTTCTTCAGCTCCTCGGAGTACAGCTCATGCGGGAGCCGGCCGGACCCAAGGTCGCGCAGGGCTCCACCATGCATGTCCATGATCGCCGCGTAGATGTACTGGTGCTGGGCCTTGGCGCAGAACTGCTCGCCCCAGATCAGGGCGTTGCAGTTGCGGATGTACAGCTCGTCATAGAAGAGAAGGAACTTCTCGTCTGGGGGCACGGCTGCAAACAGCGTGGCCATGACGGCGTGCCCGGGGTCAATCGCAACGTACCGCGTCCACTCAGGCGGGATCTGGCCGTCAGGCAATTTCGACCGGCCCATCATGTGGACCGACGCATTGAACGTCGGGTACATGAGCGTGGAGCCGGTGGTGAACTCGCCCTCGGCGCGCATCTTCAGTTCGTCCGGGCCGAGCGCCGCCCACCGCTCCAGGTTCTTTTTCTTCTCCTCCTGGTCGATGTGGTCGTTGTCCAAGAATCGGAGGACGAACTTCCGGATGATGGGGTTTTCAATCCCCTCCTCTTCTGCCTTGTCGGCCCGCTCGCACAGGCCAAGTAGGGCGTCATTCTTGGACCACGGCATGGCCGACCAGACGAAGCGCCCCTTGCGATCCGAGAGGCGGGCCTGCATTTCCCCCACCCAGCGCTCATTGTTGATGTCTTCGTCGATATGAACGAGGTCGGCCTGGAAGCCCTGCGGAGGCTCTCCCTCTGACGAGAAGCAGTAGATGGTCCAGCCGTTGGTCAACTCGGCCTTATTGAGGTAGCCGGCGTTCTTCTGGGTCCACGCCATGTCCTTGATCATGCGCGGCGGGATTAGGGGAGGGGCCGGCTTGGACTGGGCCTTCCGTTCGATGTCGCCAAGAAGCGCGGGGTTGAAGGCGCGCCACATCCCAGTCGTCCTGTCCCGGATGATCCGGAACGCCCCGGCCTTGAACAACATCGGATACACCACCATGCCGATGTGCTGCCAGTTCTTGCCGATGATGACGAGGTTGCCACCTTCCTTCGGGTACTTGTTGTGCGGGTCCTGCCCTGTAGCGGCGCGGGCATCTTCGATGAACGTGCATGCACTCTTGCCGGATCTGTTGCCACCGATTACCAGACGTTCACTGGCGATGCAGGAATGGAACTCCTCCTGCTTCGGCATGGGCACCCATAGACGCAGTGCCTCCAGACGACGCTCAGTGAGCGCAGCCTGAACGTCCTTCATCTGCGAAAGGGCGTGTTGCGTCAGCCCGCCGATTGGGCCTTCAGCCTTCGGCGGGGGTGGTATCTTCGGATGCTTTGGCATGTTTTTTTGCAAGAAAACGTGACGCAGGGCTGGGCGTCCATTCGCCGCACTGGTCAGTGGGGCCGGTCAGCGGGAAGGAGTTGTTGTCCGGGCCCGCTATCGGCGGGTATCTCCGGCACTTGCCGAATGTCTCCGACACTGCCTGCCACCAGCGGCAGGTTTGGCACACTATGTCCATCGACCACCTCAACTTTCTGTATGGTCAGCGCCGCCTCCAAGACCTGTCGTCTCAGTTCGGCCTCCAGCTCTTCCTCGCTCATCAACTCCAGCGGCTTCTTCGATCCACCCATGGCAGTGTTGTCCTTCACCAGTCGGACCACGGAGTCCAGCATCTTGGTGCGGAATGCCCCGCCAACAGGCGAGTCGTAGAATTGCTTCATGAAGGCGTTCGCGAACCCACGGACGCCGCCGAAGTACTCCATGATCACTTCGGTCAGCTCGGACGAGTGCGGGATGTTTGCCCCGCCCAGGCGAGAGGCTTTGATAAAGGAGTCGATAGCCGACTTCTCAATCTTTGCCAGCCGCCGGTTGCGAACCTGCTTCCGCTCGCCTTTGAGACGAGCGTTCCGGCACTTGCGACAACGGGCGTGATACCCGTCCTTCGACTTGTGGAAGTTCGCAGTGGTGGCGGGGTAGGATTCCCCGCACTGTATGCACGCCTTATACCCCGACACTCTTTAGCCACGCAGGGGGAGGAATGTCGATCAACTTCACGCCGGGGTCCACATTGCCTTCCCAGCAGGACTTCAGTTTGTTGCTGATGTCCTTGGCCGCCACAACCTGCGGCTTGCCCACGCACTTCGGCTTCCAGTGCCCCGCCCAGGCGTCCCAGTTGCAGTACACCGGGTTGTACCCCAGCTTCTGCGTGCCCACCAAGGAGAGGTCGCGGGTCATCGTTACGTCTTCTGTGG